TGTCGATCGTGCCGGCGACCTTGGTGTAGTAGCTGTTGCTGTCGGCGTCGCCATATTCGAGGCGCTTGCCGTGGCCGATCACATGTTCGCTGGGGGCATAGTCGCTCATGGTGGATCCTCACACCGCGATCTGCTCGCGGTAGGTCACGGTCACGTCGAAGCTGAACCTTGCGACGACGGCGTTCTCACCTTCGGCCCGCTGGCCGGGTACGAAGCGGTCGCCACGCAAGGTGATACGCTCGATTCGGGGCGAACTCGCCAACTCCGGCCCCCGGCCGTTCAGCGCCACCCGGATCGCGTCGGCGAGTGAGCGGGCGTCGGACGCACGGGCGGCGAAGATGTCGAGTTGGTACGTGGCCGTGGCGAGGCTGGAGGGGCCGTCGTCGCTGTCGAGCCGGTCGGTGTCGATGAGCGTGTAGACCACCCGCGGCAGGTCGCTCGTGACCTTGGTCACCTCCGTGGACGGGGCCACGCGGGGGCAGTGGGCGCGCAGGAGCGACGCTAGGGCGGAGTCGATCGTGTCGGTGGCGTTCGTGGCCTCGCTCATTCGGCCCCCCGCTCGATTTCGGACCGGAGGCGGTCGGTGAAGGCTTGCTCCGCCGCGGGCATCGAGGCCGCGGCCGCACGGCGCATATAGCCAGCCGGCGGGACGAATCGGCCGTCCGGCGTCACGTGGCCTTCCTCCACCAGATGGTCAATGTTCGTCGGCCGGTCGGGGTTGGCCTGGTTGTCGGATTTGAGCTTCGCCGCGTCGGCACCGACGACGCCCCCGAGCGAGAGGCCACGGCCGACGATCGACGACGACTGGGCGCGCTTGAGCTTCCCCTCATCCACCGGGGCCGCGGCCTTCACGGCCTGCACCAGCACTCGGGTGCCCGCCCGCGTCGCGTTGCGCAGGGCGCGGCGTGCGACCGGGCCGGCGAGCTTGTCCAGCTTCGCCAGCAGCTTGTCTGCTCCGCGGACTGTGACGCCGGACCGCGCCATCAGCGCTGCTCCTTGAGGATCAGCAGCATCGACCGATCGCGCTCGCCTTCATTGACGATGCCGTCGATCGCGAAGCGGCGTGCGCCGAACTGAATCTGGCACTCGCTGGTGACGCCGGGGATGAACCGGGCGACGGCCACGACGGTGCCCGACTCGATCACTTCGCCGTTGGCGAGCACTTCCTTGGCGGAAGCCGTGCGGAACCCGACGAACGCGGTGCCGATGTCGTTCCAGACGTACACAGACCGCTCGCCGGCCGCATTCTCTCTGTAGATCGGGCGGAGGATGGTCACGCGATGTCGAAGCTCACCGGCGCGCATGGTTACACCGCCTCACGTGTGCAGAACTGGTTGACGATCCGCGTCAGCGCGTCGCCCACCTCGCTCGCGATGGTGCCGGTCACGTGCGTCTCGCGGTGTTCGTAGAACGTGCCGAGCACGAGCAGAACGCCGGCCTTGAGCACGGCCGGCACCGGGTTGAAGTCGGACATCGGCCGCTGTAGCTCGCCCTCCACGAACTGAGTCGCGGCGAGCGCGATGCGGGTGATCAGCGCGTCGTCGGTATCGACGGTCACCCGCAGGTGCTCTTTCGCTTCGGCGAGCGTGACGGCGGGCGTCGTGGAGAGGGTGAGCGGCACGGAGGGGCCTCCGATGTGGCGGCGCAGGTCAGCCGCCGGACCAGCCGGGGATCAGGGCGAGCGGCTGGACCTCCGCACGCTGCCCGCTCGGGTGGGCGATCACGAGGTTGCCGCGGGCCGACCAGTAGTAGCCGCCGCCCGCCGCCGGGATGCTCGCGGCCCCGCTCGGCATGACGGTGAGGCCGGCCGCGTTCAGCGCGGTGCTGATCGCGGAGCGGAGGCCGGACGGGGGGATGAACGGCACCGCGAACCCGGCGTTGACCAGCGTCGTCGCCTCCGCGCTGTCGAGGGTGACGACTTCGCCCGGCGAGCGGTGGTAGGTGTTCGCCGCGATCGACGTGAGCGTGAGTAGGGTTGTCGTCGGCATCGTGCGTCCTGCGTCCGTGGTTGGCGAGCGGTGGACAGAACGGGGCCGCGGGGAACACAACCCGCGGCCCCATCGGGCAAGGCTTGGATTAGGCCGCGAGCTTCAGCAGCTTGACGGCCTTCGTGTCGGCCAAGTTTGCGTCGGCCCGCTGGAACACCCGGAACCCGACAAGGCCGTCACCGATGAAGAGTTCGTTCGCCCGGACCACCTCGACGGCGGTCACGTCGCGGATGAAGTACCGGGAGAAGTCGCCGGCCGCGACGACGGTGGAACTGGCCCCGTCGCTCAGCGTGGCGAGGTCGTTGTTCACCACGTACGGTATATCGAGGATCGTGGATGGCGCGCCGCCGGTGGCGCTGGAGAAGATGTAACGCCCGGCCCCGTCCTTCAGTTTGCGGACCGCGGCGAGCGTCGTGTCGTGCAACTGGAGGCGGAAGTTGGGGCTGCCGCGGTAGCCGGCATCGACGCTGTGGATGAGGTCGAGCAGTTCCTCGTACGTGATCGCGTTCGTCGCCGCGGCCGTCTTGCCCACGGTGCCGGCCGTGACGAACCCGCGGGGCTGGCCCGTACCGGTGCCCGTGGTGGCGTACTGGTTGAAAATGCGGCCGATGCGCTCCCCGGCGATGCCGATGATGTACTGCTCGATCGGGAAGGCGGTGTCGCGCAGCATCTCCTGCGACACCTTTACCCATTTGCTGTCGAAGCGATACGCCCCGAGCGTCACGTTGCCCAGCGCCGGGTCGGCGTTCGCGTTGTTAGTCGCCCCCTCCGCCACGATCTGACCCACGTTCGCGGTGTCGTCCGCGGTCGGGATCGTCAGCGGGTTGCCGTCCGTGGTCGGCAGCACGGTGGCGCCGGCCTGACGCACGCCGGCCCAGGACTTCTGCGCCACGATCAGCTGATCGTAGAACGCCCGCGGCCCGACGACGCCGGTGCCGGCGACGGTCAGGGCGCGCAGTTCCATCGGCGACGTGCCGCGCAGGTAGCGGTCGAACTGCTGGCGCTGCTCGTCGCGCTGCTCGCCGGCCTTCTGCTCGGGCGTGTTCACATCTTCGCGGCCGGGCTGCTGGCGCTGCTCGCCCTTGGCGGCAAGCTCGGTTTCGAGCTTTCGCGCGGCCTCCCACCGCTCGATGTCGCTCTTGATGGCCTCCGCCCGCGTGTTCAGAGCGTCGAACGCGGTGTGCTCTTCAGAAGTCAGGTCGCGCTTCTCATCCTCGCTCTGCTTGAGGATGGACTTCATCTCCGCCAGCTTCGCGGCCCGCTCTTCACGCAGTTGCTTGAGCTTCATCCAGTCCATTGCTGTATCTCCGAAGGTAGAGCGGCCACGGAACGGGGCCGGCTGCACCAAGTGTTACGCCATCGACAGGGCCAACTTCGCCATCGCCGTGCGCCGACGCGGGAACTCGGGGCGGATCAGCGCCAGCACGGCGGGGTCGAACGTGGCGGAGCGAACCGCGACGGAAGTGTCCTGGTACGCGGGGCTGCTCACGATCGACACTTCGCGGAGGTCCACGTCCAGCAGTTCGCGGATGGCCACCCCGTTCTCGTTGACGAACCTCTGCCCGGCGTCGCCGCGGACGTGGAAGCCGAAGCTCAGGCCCTTCACGTCGCCGCGGGTCACCAACGCCGCGGCGTCAGCCGCATACGTCGTGGCCGGCATGTCGATCGAAACGGCAAGGCCGGTCGGTGTGGCCGTGAGTTGGACGGTGTTGTTGCTGGTGCGGCCCAAGAGCTTGGCGGAGTCGTGGTCCACGAGGGCGCGCACGTCCTGCTTGTTCGCCAAGGTGCCGTTGAAGGCCGACGGGGTGATACGTTCGCGCCACCCGCCCAGATCGACGCTGAGCGAGTTGAACGGGATGACGCCGATAAACCGCCGCACCCCGCCGTCGCCCTCGGCACGGAGAGACAGCCCCGCGTCCACCGCGTAGAGGGTGGCGATGCGAGTCTCAACGGTCGGGCCGGTGGTGGTGTTGGCGCTGCTCATGGTCAAGCTCACTTGGTGGTCGTGTCGGCCGGCGGAGTCGCCGGCGAAGTCGAAGCCGCGGCCCCGCCGACGGGCGTCATGTTGAGCGGGCTGAGGTACGAATCGCCCCCTTCGATCGGCGGCAGCCCTTCCTTGCGGCGGATGTCGTTGATCGAAAGCCAGCCGCCCTGACGGCCGGTCTGATACGCCGTGTAGCGCTCCTGCGTGGTGGCGCGCAGAAGCGAATCGAGGTTGAACCTCACCTCCAGCTCCGGCTTCTCGCGCTCCAAGAGCAGCTTGGCCGCGGCCTCCTGCTCCAGCTTGATCACCCACGGGCTGATCGTCATCTGGTGGAACGCGGCCGACTGCGCCTCCAGACTCGCATAGCTCGATTTCTCAAGGATGCCGAGCATCCACGGCGGCACGCGAAAGAAACGCGCGATGTCGAGCACGATGGCGTTGCGGGCCTCCACCATCTGTCCCTCTTGCGGCTTGAGGGTGGTCGGGACGAACTTCATCGGATCAGGCAACACGGCGACGCGGAAGGCGTTTTCGATCCCCGTGTAGTTGGCCCGCCACGACTCCACGAACCGCTGCATCGCGTCCTTGTTCATCGCGGGCGTCTGCAGGATGCCCCCGACGTTGCCCCCGCTGAATGCCTTCGCGGCGTATCGGTTCATCGCGACATCCAGCCCGATCTGCTGAGACCCGGCCCGGACCGGCGACACGGGGCTGATGCCGTCGTGCGTCCACCCGAGCACCACGAGCACATCGGCCGGGGTGAGCGTGTGAACCGCCGTGCCGAGCGAGACGCGGTAGAGAAGCTGGCCCGCCTGCCGCATCGGCTGAACGCCGGCGGAGCGGAGCGGATACAGGCCGGTCGGCACACCGAGTTCGTCGCGCTCGATGGCCGCGAAGCCGGCCCCCCAGAGCAGCGCGTTACTGAGCAGCGCCTCACGGAACACGGCCGGCGTCATGAAAGGGTTCGGCGACGACGCGAGGAGTTTGGCGACGGGGTGCTCATATAGCTTCTCGCCACCCTTCCGAGTCAGCACGTGAGCGGGCAGCGCTGCGATCGTCTGGGAGATTGTCGCGATGCAGCCCCAGACGGCCGAACTGATGACCGCGTTGGCTTCGGTGACGGTGACGCCGGCGTCGGCGTACCCCGTCGGCCCCGCCCCGAACAAACTGAACGCGGGGGGCAGCGGGTCCATGCCGGGGGCCGGCAGCGCGCGCTGTTCCGCCGATCGACCGAAGATGCGGGCGAGTAGAGCCATCCGGGATGCTACGGTTACAACACGACAAGTTCGGGATGGGAGGCGTAGTAGTTGCCGTCACCCTCGCTCTTGGCCCCGGCCCCGAACCGCAGCGCGTTGACGGCCATCACCATCGACACCGCGGCGTCGATGCGGGCCACCGACCGGCCCTTGGTCAGCCACTGGTTTCCCTGATCGTCCTGCTTCACGGCGGCGGAGGCGACTTGGAAGTTGAAGGCCGCGTTGTCGGGGTGGGCGAGTTCGCGGGCCAGCACCATGCGCTCCACTTCCTTCGTGGCCTGCGCGAGTGACCAGCCCTGCCGGACGGTGACGACGGGCAGCCCCGCCTTCATCAGCCGCTCCAGCAGGCCGCTCGCGTTGAACGGGTCGGCCTGAATCTCGCGGACATCCAGAAGCTGCGCGAGTTCGACGATGCGGCGCTCCACAACGGCATAGTCCACCGTGTTCCCCTCCGTGGCGGTGATGAGGCCGTCCCGAATCCACGCCGTGTACGGTGCCTTGTCGCGAGCCTGCCGACGAAACCGCCCTTCCGCGTTGTCCTTCGGAATGAAGATGTCGGCGTGAACGTAGGTCTGGCCCTCGTGTTCGATCGCGGCGACGACGGCCGTGGTGTCGGTGGTGCTGGAGAGGTCGATGCCGAGCGTGGCCCGGCAGCCGCGGAGGTCATCCAAAGCGAACGGGGCCGCGCACGCTTTCCACTCTTCAAGGCCCAGCCACGACGCGGCCGTTTCTGTCCACTGGTTGAGCGAAAGCTGGCGGAACACCGCCATCTTGCGCGGCACCGCCCGCGCTTCGCGGAGGTCGCGGGCGTATTCGTCGCTCGGCACCGTGACATCGAGGTTCGGCTGGGCCATGCGCCACACAGCCGGGTCCGCGATGTCGGCATCGGGCGGAGCGGTGAACACGGCGGGGAGAAACGTCGGGTCACTGATCAGGCCGTCGCGCACCTTGCAGGCGTAGTCCCAAACTTCGCCCGCGATCGACTCGGGGTTGGTGCCCGCGGTCGTGGTGAAGAACATCAGCGGCTGCCGCCGCGAGCGCATGGAGGTTTCGAGAACATCAATCAGGTCAGGCAGCATCACGTGGAGCTCGTCAACGAGCGCGGCGTGAAGGTTGCCCCCGTGCTTCGTGCGGGCGCTGGCGTTGATGACGCGGTAGCTGCCTCCGTTGGCGACGCAGCGGATGGACTTCGCGAACATCTCCGCCCGCTTCACCAGCTCGGGCTCGTTCCGCACCATGGCCGCGGCGGCGTTGAAGACCTTGGTCGCCTGCTCGGCGTTGCCCGCCGCGCTGACGATCTCCGGCGTCGGCTCGCCGTCGGCGAACAGGAGATAGTTGGCGACCACCGCGGCGAGTTCGGTCTTGCCGCTCTTGCGGGCTGTCGAGAGAAGCACCTTGCGGTATCGCCGGAGGCCGTTCGGATCGACCCAGCCGAACAGGTTGGCGAGCAGCGCCACCTGCCACGGTTGGAGGATGAAGCGATGGCCGGCCCAGGTCGAGACGGTGAAGGTGCAAAGCTCGTGCGCGAACGCGACGACGCGGGCGGCGCGCTCGCGGTCGAACGAGAAGCCGGCCGCGTCGGCCCACGGGTCGTAGCCGGGCAGCGCGGAGCGGCAGGCAGCCTCAATCGCGTCGGGCGTCCACACGATCGGGAGCGGCGGCGAGGTTGTCGCGGAGCCGGCCGCGGTCATCCGGCCTCCGTGGCGAGCCGCAGCGGCGAGTCAAAGAATCGCGCCTTGGCGTTCGCGTCGGCCACGACGTTCGCGGGCGACACTTCGATCCGCGAGCGTGCGGAGGGAGTCATGCCGAATGCCTGCTCCAGCCGCCCCAACTCTTCGGCGAGCGAACGGGCGACGTTCGTCAGCGGCGACACGTTCATCGCCTTGACTCGGCCCTCCGCGTCGCGGAACACGGCCACTTCGGTGCCGCTCTTTTCGATCGTTTGCACGGCCTGACGCCAGCGCACCCAGGTCGATGCGTAGCGAGCGAGCGCGTTGCCGTCGATCTGCCCGACCACACCCATCTTGGTCAGCATCTTGACCACGCGGCGGAACTCCTTGCGCGCATCGGCGTTGAGCCACGACGGGCAAGTCGGCCGGCCCGTGGCCTGCGGCTCGTTGCTCGCAGCCCGGTCGGGTCGGTAGGTGCCGCGAGCGACTTTTAGCGCGGTCGGCAGAGGCTTTGGCCCACGCAGTCCCATGTGACCTACTCCCCTCTCTGCGGCCGGCCCGCGAGCCGGCGCTGATGCTCGTTGTTGGCCATCCTGACCGCGGCCCGCGTCGTCAGGGTCAGGTGATCGGGCCGCACGCAGCGGGCGTTCTCGCACCAGTTCGACACGATCTTTCCGTCCGGCACGGGGCCGCGGTGGATCAACCACGAGGCCCGCCGCACAGGAACGGTACGCCCGCGGAGGCCCCCGATGCGGAACGTCGGGATGTTCGCGTGCGGCTGATCCCGAAACAGCCAGCAGCCCTCACGCGGCCGATCGTAGTGCCCGCCGAAGTTGGCCGCGTCGCGTTCGGTCGGCATGATCTGCTTCGCCGCTGGTCTTACTCCGCCTGGCATTCTGCGCCTCGCTTTCGGTCGATCGTGACCAACTCCATGCCGAAGTTGTCGACACCCTCCGGCACGATCAGCCCCGGCCGCGGCAGCAGCTTGTTGTCCTTGAAAGGCCGGTAATCCACATGGTGTTGCCACCTGCCCCACTTGCGCGTCACCTTCACCACGTCCGGATGCTGACGCTGGAGCGATTGGGCCATCAGCAGGCGGCCGTCGCGGCCGTCGTTGAGCTTGTAGAGCGATTCGGTGTTCCCGCCCTTCATGGTCATCGTCGGCATCTTCTCGCAGAGAAACGCGTTGAAGAGGATCGTGCACCAGCCGGCCTTCAAAGCGCGCAGGCTGAGGTCGCTGTCCTCGTTGTAGCGCCCTCGCCAACGGAACGGCAGATCGTTCTGAATCAGGATCGCGGAGTAGATTCGCGTGTTCGGAGTGAACGGCGGAATCTTCGATTTCCTTGAACAAAACATGAAATAGTTCGGCCCCGCCATCGCGACGTTGAGGTAACGATCGCAGAAATCCTCCATCGCGGCGAAGGGTGTTCCGGTCGCCAGCGGAACCTTCAGGTTGTTGTTGAACCGGTAAAACGAGCGCAGGTTATCATCGAGAACCCAATGCCTCTTGTGCCCCTCCGCGATCGCGCGTTCCCAGACAAAGTTCCTCGCTGGCACGGAGCTTCCGACGTTGCTGAACGGCAGCACGAGCAGCTTGGCCGGGTCGATCACCGCCGCGTACTGGTCGAACTCTTGAGGTTCGACGGCGACGCGATAGGGCACGCCGATCTTGTCGAGCGCCTTCGCCGTGAGCCGCGACTCCCATCGCGATTTGCTGACGATGAACACGGGGTACTTATTCAGCATGGTTGGCGTCCACGAAACGGATGTTTGAGATGTGCCCGATCGGCGCGGGCGGATACCACAGGCTGCGGGTCTTGTCGGTGATCGTCTGTTGGATCAGGGCGGCGAAGGCGTCGCGATCGGCCGCGGACGCGAAGTTGATCCTGATCGAATACGCCGCGGTCTGGTCCTCGCTCTCGCACTCCGGCATGCCGGTCCACGTCGTTGCGGGATCGTTCGGGACGCCGGCCCCGCCCGTGGCGGCGAGCAGTCGGGCGAGCTCATCGGCGGAGTAGCCGGCGGCCTCCGCCAGCGCGGCGTCTTCTGCGCGCAGAGATTCGAGCAGGGCCGCGAGGGCACTATCGTTGAACGTGCTGCCGACCTCGGCATCACCGGCCCGGTTGTCGGCGATGGCGTAGGCCGTGGCCTCTGAGCCGCGGAGGTTCGACCTCACTGCATTGATCTCAGTCCACCCGAGCAGCTGCGCCGCCGCGAGTGTGCCGTTGCCGGCGCGCACGACGTTGGCCGCGTCGATCACGATCGGTTTCTGCTGGCCGAACCGCCGGAGGCTCGCCGCGATCGCCTGAATGTTCCGGGGGGTGTGAGTGCGTACGTTCGCCGGGTCGGTGACGAGCTTCGCGATTTCGATCGTCTCGATGTGCATGGTTCATCCTCCTGTCTGTCAGCCCCGCCAAGGCGCTTCCGGGCCGTTGTGCCGCGGTTGTTGAGGTCGGGCGGGGTTCCGGGTCGGTGGCGTCGGATCGCGCTGTGCGTCAGCCGCACGGGCTGGGGTCGAAAACCTGCCGGGGAACAAAGGGCGGGGGCGCTCGGTCTCCAAAAACCCGGTCGTCACCTTTTTGACCCCCTATCCCGCCCACCCGCCGACGGCCAAGGCGCGCGAGCAGGGCTGACCCTCGCGCCACCGCGCCATCGCCTCCGCGTGCCGCTCGATGGCGTCGGCCAAGACTGCTGTCGCCTGTCGTAGCTCCGTGAACCGGCGGGCCTCATCGGGCGACGGTTCGACGTAGATGTGCTGGCACTCGGGACACTCATAGATGACGCCCCCGTTCGCGATGCGTGATCGGATGGCACGGACCTCCAGAGAACAGCGAGGGCAGCGGATCACTGGACACCTCCGGTTGGTGGAGCCGCGAGAGCGGGACGTTGGATCGTGCGCCGACGTGACCCCGGCCCCGCCGCGGACCATTCCCGCAGTAGCGCGACGGCCAGCGCCTCACGCTCCGCCTCCGCCTCAAGGTGGGCGGCGAGCCGGCGGCGGTAGGCGTCCACTTCGGCACGCTGCTCCGCGGTGAGCCGGCGCACGCGCACGCGGAGTTCACGTGCGGCCTCGGGACGGTTGGCGAAGATGGGGAGAGGGGCCGGCACGTCGGGGACGAAACGCCACGACTGACCTGCGATGATCTTGCGCACCGTGCGGGTGGCGACGCGGTAGGCCAGGGCGATGCCGGCGACGCTGAACCCGGCCCGGCGGAGATCGCGGATGCCTTGGACGTCGGCTCGCGTAAGCGTGGCATTGGCGGTGCTGTGCGTGCCGAATCGGCCGTCTGCTGTGCGGTCGCTCATGGCCGGCCCCCCGCCGCCGGACGCGGCTCGTTTATGCCTTCGGCCTTGTAGCGGGCGGTCACCTCGTCATGGTGAGGGCGGCACAAGCTGCGCAGGTTGCTCGGGTCGAGTCGGCCCCCGCCCGCCGTGATCGGCGTGATGTGGTCCACCAGCACGGCCGGAGTCACCACGCCAATGGCGTCGCAGAGTGCGCAGAGCGGATGAGCCGCAAGGTGCTGCTCGCGGAGGCGTCGCCAGTCTGCCCCGTATCCACGCTGCGCCGCAGTCGGCCGCGGATCGGGCCGGGCCGGCAGGATCGGCGGAGTGAAGGTGGGCGGTCGGGTGGGCACGCGAGACGTTACGTCCCGGTGTGCCGAAGTTCGCCATTCAGCAGTTCGCGATTCGCCCGGAGGTCCGGCCCCGCGAGCTTGATCAGCACGGTATTCGCCCGGTCCGTGAGGCGGCTGAACAGCGCCTGCCCGTACACGTCGATTAGCGCCTTGCCGTCGCAGTTCGTCGTGACGATCGTCGGCCGCTTGCTGGAATAGCGGGATTCGATCACCTGCTTCATCAGCCGGAACTCGGTGTCGTTGAGCCGGTTGCCGCCGATGTCGTCCAGCACGAGAAAGTGGGCGTCACGGAACCCGCTCGCGCCGTACCGCTTGTGCTTCGCCGCGGCGCGGCGTTGCCGGTCGAGCAGTTGCGACTCCGTGACAAAGCGGAACTGGTCACAGTCCCACGGTGCGGCGTCGGACGCGCCACGGCTTATCGCGGTGAAGAGGGCGCGGGCCGCGATCTGTGACTTGCCCGTGCCGGCCGGGCCGGTGATCAGCAGGATGCCGGAGGATCGTCCAAGCCAGCCGGAGGCGACGTCCAACGCGGCCCGCTGGTGATCGGCCGGCCAGAGCTTGGTCGCGGCGACAGCGGCGAGGTCCGGCCCCGCCGCGTCTGCGAGGCGGGAGAGTGCGGCATCGCGACGACTCAGGGACTCGCGGCGATCGCGCTCTTGGCGGATCGCGGTCAACAGTTCGGCCGGCAGCACGTCCTTGGGATGGTGCAGCGCAGGCATGTGGTCGAGAGCGCGCATGATCTGCGATTCGGTCAGGCTCGCCGGCGAAGTCGAATATTCCGCGAGTGTCCGGCGGCGGTAGCGCTCACGCTCTTCGAGGCCGGGCCAGACGGTGCCGAGCAGGTCGAGTTCGGCATCGGTCATGTCGGCCGGCCGCTTCGCCTCAAGCAGTGCGCGGCAAGCCAGTTCCGCGTCGTTCGCGGGGCCGGGTGACGGCGGGGTCGGGGCCGGCGAGTCGCTGTCGAACAACGATGTCATGCGGTTGGTGGTGTCCATGTCGGACCTCCGTTGATGGGATGTCAGGCGAGCTCTGGGAAGTTCCTCAGGGCGGTAGCGAGCACTTCGTCACGCGGGCGTTGCTCAGCCCGCCATGCTCCGATGGGCTGGTAGCTGGTGGCCGGCTTGGGCGCTGCCGCGGGCTGGCCGGCGAGCACGCGGGCGACGACGGCCAGCACCTGCCGGTTGCTCGGGGCTGCTTCATCCAGGTCGGGCGGAGTGCTCATCCATGCCAGGGCCGCGGCGATGTCGGGCCAGCGGGTGGCGATCGTGAGCAAGGTGTTGATCGCGTCGGGCCGGGGCCGGGTGGAGAGGATCGACTTCACCGAGCCGATCAGCCGCCCCATCGCCGGCAGGCGGAGCGGCAGGCGCAGGCGCTCGCGGACGTGAGCTGCTGCGGCCCAATAGGCTGCCGCGATCTGCGCCTCACTCGCGTCGTCGTCGATCTTGCTCGGGTCGGCCGGGGTGGCGCGATGCCAGTGGCCGGCCGCGGGCGGGAGCGACGCGAGCGCGTCGGCCGGGGCATCGAGGCCGGCCGTGCCGAACTTCAGCCAGCGCGTCATCGCATCGGCGCTGGCGCAGATGCGGACCTTGGCCGCGTCATCGAGCTTCACCCGGCCGGCCCCGGCCTTGGCCTTGCCCTTCGCCGGGGCCTTCGGCCGGCGGGCCGGCTCGTCGGGCCGATCCTCTCGGGGCCGCGGCTCAGCCCCACTCTCTGCCGCGGGGGACAGGTCGGGCCTCACCTCACTGGGCCTCACCTCGTCACGCGGCGTAGCCGCTCCCGATGGGGCCTCCGCTCCGCGGCCACTCTCGATACCGCGGGTAGGATGCTCCGCCCTGCCCTCCGCGGAGGTCGCTCCGCTCCCCTCGCTGAAGGACGCGGAGGAAGTAGGCCCCCGCGACGCCGCAGGCGGAGCGATAGCCGCCGCAGGCGGCGAGGCGGCGTCAGCCGCCATCTTCTCTTCTACTCTCCTCTTCTCTTTCTCTTCTTCCGTTTCTCTTATTAGGGGGTCGTTTGTGACCCCGGTGGGGGTGTCGTTTGCGACACCGGTACCCGTGTCGTCCGCGACACCAGTGGTGTCTTTCACGACACCGGTGCCATTTGTGACACCGGTGTCATCCGCGACACCAGTGTCTTCCCCGACACCGGTATGTGATCCCCGCTGCCGGAGCGAAGCGACGATCCGGGCCACCGTCGCCGCGTCGTCGAAGTTCGCCATGCGGTAGTGCCGGGTGAAGCCGCTGACGTCCTGCACGACTTCGAGGATGCCCGCGGCCACGAGCCGGGAGCGAATCCGCTTCACGGCACGCGGCTGCTTGTGGAGGCGCTTGGCGAGCGTTGAGGATCCAACCGCGATCGTCGGCACGTAGGTCTGAAGCACCGGCAGCAGGCCCCGCTCGCCGTCATCGAGCAGCGGCCAGACGTCAGTCATCAGGTGGTTAGCGAGGAACGCGAAACCTCGCTGGCGGCGGTCGGTGTGGTCGGACATGGTGCGGCCCTCAAATGGACGCGGCCCGTCGTTGGCGCGACGGGCCGCAAGTGCGAGGGCACGCACTGTGGATCGTTGTGAACGTCGTGCCCTCGCAGCGCGCGTCGCCAAACGCTTTCACCCAACGCTACGTCGGGCGGCTGCTCACTTCGCCATTCCGTGAACATCGGTATGCCCGACGACTCAGGTGGCTACACGTCCACTCGGGGATCGGCCCGGCCGATGAACAAAAAATCGCCCGACCCACGAGGCCGGGCGACTCAAGCGGATGTCGCCGGCCGGAGGCTGCCGGGGCGACACGGGATGCTACGGCGAGGCCGGCCGGCCTACGCCACTTCTACGTCGGCCTCGGGGCCGAACACTCCCTGCGCCGTCTCCACGAGCTTGCCGGTGGGCTGGCCGGCGCTGTCATAGGCGTCGCGGAGGTCCAGCCCCAAGGGTTCGATCGTCTTGCGATGCGTGGCGATGTTGTCGTGAAACGGCGCCAGCCGCACGACGACGGCGGCGACGGCTGACCACTCGCCGACCAGCTCCGCGGCCTCGTGGTCACTGCCGGCCCGATAGAGGATGCGAACGGTCCTCGGGTCGGCGTAATCGAGAGCGGGCCGACGCGGGGGCCGTGCGGGGTCGGGGTTGACGATGATCGCATTGAGGGTGGTGGTCGTGTAGGCCATGCCGGGCATTCTCCCCGATGATTCCTGCTGGCCTCGTGGCGGCAGATCAGATTTCCGTGGTGGGGCCTTCGGCGGGTGATCCTCATAGATCAGGTTCGACCCGGCCCCGCGGGTGCGACGCAGGGGCCGCAGGGTTCCTGTAGCACGTCCACGAGCAGGGCGAAGATTCCGGCCGTAGGTGCTGGACAG